AAGTGTGGTGTTATAGCTACCATGGGCCAGATGAAGATAGACACCTAGTCAACCAAGTGGAGTTATTCTTAGAATGAAAAAGGATGCAGAAATGAAAGATGAAGATTTTAGTTTTAACATAGACTACGCAAGGTCTCGCGGAATAACTGAACCAGAACTTTTAGCGATGGATACCATCTACGTCTATTTGTTCTGTGTACTTAGAAAACCGTTTCATCATTTTGACACGCACAAAGAAGTTGTTGATGTCATTCAGGCTATGGAGTATACTCTACAACTGTTCTGGAAGTTTCCACTGACAGATGAGAAGCACTCCTACTGGTATCAAGTAGCCGGTTGTAAGTGTCCTAAGATGGACAACTCAGACCCAATGTACAGCGGGCGTAGGATTATTAACATGGCTTGTGAATTTCATGGAGGTAATCTATGAAGTACATTGATGGAGATTTGTTTAAACTGGCTGAGCAGGGTGAGTTTGATATCGTGATTCATGGGGCAAATTGTTTTTGCACTATGGGTTCAGGTGTTGCCCTGACAGTTAAAAATAACTACCCGAAAGCTTTTCTAGCAGACCAATTGACAGAGTCAGGTGATCAGCGGAAGCTTGGTAAGTTTACTCAGGCACATATTGATGGAAAAACATGGCATAAAGTGGCACAGGGTTCTCATGGAGTAAGGACTGTCAACTATAACTTCACGATCATTAACGCATACACTCAATATGGCTTTGCTAATAGAGATATTGTAAATGTTGATTACAAGGCACTTGAACATGCTTTCATGCAAATTAAATTGCTATGGGATATGAACGTACAAGCACCAGCTAGGATCGGAATTCCTAAAATTGGATCTGCACTTGCAGGTGGAGATTGGGGTAGAATAGAACAAATCATTGATAACATTGGTTTTAGTGATATCACTACAGTAATTTACACAGGATAGGAGAAACAAATGAAACTTAATCCATTGACTACGTGTGATTTCTACAAAACATCACACAGACCTATGTACCCAACAGGTACAGAAATGGTATACAGTAACTTTACACCACGTTCTACTCGACTTTTCCCCACTGTAAAATCCGTGGCAGATAATCGTGTGGTCTTTGTAGGACTGCAAGGCTTTATGAAATGGTTCTTGCAGGATGTATTCACAGAAGGCTTCTTTGATAAGCCAAAGACTCAGGTTGTACGTGCCTACAAGCGCCGTATGGATAACGCACTTGGTCCTGACATGGTAACTGTAGAACACATTGAAGATCTTCACGACCTTGGCTACCTGCCACTTGAAATTATGGCACTGCCAGAAGGCTCTAAGGTTGATCCAAAAGTTCCTTTGTTCACAGTACACAACACCCTTCCCGAATTTTTTTGGTTGGTTAACTATCTGGAAACCGTATTCAGCAACAGTGTTTGGAAGTCTATTGTAAACGCGACGACTGCTTACCGTTATCGGCAAGTTCTTGAACACTTCGCAGATCTCACTGGAACTCCAAAAGAGGTTGTCGGAATCCAAGCTCACGACTTTAGTTGTCGTGGTATGGGTGGTCCTTATGATTCAGCAATGGCTGGTCTGGCTCACCTAGTATTCTTTGAAGGCACTGATACTATCTCTGCCATTGATTATGCAGAAGATTACTATGGTGCAAACAGTGACGAGGAACTTGTAGGCTGTTCAGTACCTGCTACAGAGCACAGTGTTATGTGCATGGGCGGCAAAGAAACTGAACTCGAAACATTCCGACGACTGATTAAGCTACACCCAGAAGGTGTTTTGGCAATTGTTTCAGACACTTGGGACTTCTGGAAAGTAATCACTGAGTTTGCAGCAGAGCTCAAAGATGAAATCGAAGCACGTCAGCCCAATGCGCTTGGTCTGGCTAAAATTGTATTCCGCCCAGACTCTGGCGACCCTGCTAATATTCTTTGTGGTATTGAGGTAAGGACTCTAACCTCGGAGTATAATTCTCCGTGTAATTTTGACGAGTGGAAAGAAATGGTTGCAGAGGAAATGGATAATCAGTTCCGTGAAAACCTCGAACCAGAAAAACCCCACCAGTCGGAGAAAGAATTTTGGCATTACGAAGGGCAAGTTTTTGAGGTTACTTACGAACCTGAGCTCAACCGTCACGACAAGCGGTATTACTACGTTGATAACTGTGGTGATGACGTTCGTTTTTGTGACTTTAAGCTGGTAGTTCTAACACCAGAACAGAAAGGTGCTGTACAATGCCTGTATGAAAGCTTTGGTGGGACTCGGACAGACACAGGACACCTTATGCTCAATGAGCGTATCGGTTTGATCTATGGTGACTCTATCACTCTGCAACGTTGCGAGGATATTTGCCAACGTCTTGCTGACAAAGGCTTTGCATCCGGTAATGTTGTGTTTGGTATTGGTAGTTACACTTACCAGTACAACACTCGTGATACTATTGGTGCTGCTATGAAAGCTACCTACGGTGTTATCAACGGAGAGGGTGTTGAGATCTTCAAAGATCCTAAGACTGACTCAGGTGAGAAAAAGAGTGCAAAAGGTTTGTTGCATGTTGAATCTCAATACCCAAGTGGTCGCCTTGTGTTAAAAGATCAAAGTAATTGGTCTGTAATCCGCAGTGGTGCTAACGTGATGCGTACAGTTTTTCACGATGGTCGCTTGACAGATGAAGAAGATCTCGCTACCATTCGTAATCGAGCTAGAGGCTAAGGAGGTATTATGACAGCACAAGAACTAGGGGATGCAATCAACCTGCTAACTGAAGATCAACTCAAGCTTGAGGTTCGCATAGACGCTGATCACGGTCAGACAGCTATGGCTGCTAACTTTGCTGGTCCCGGCCTTATTTATGAGGACGAGTACATGGCAGAGACCGTAGCTGAGGGTGATGAGGAAGATGATCACGTTGCTGTATTTCTACTAACCGACTAAGGAGTAAATGTGAGTAAGATTGAGGGGGTTACTTTTAAAACAAACCTCCCCTGCCCAAAAGAGGGTTGCGGTTCTTCGGACGCCGTGACTCTCTACAAAAAAGTAGACCATAAAGGTAATGAATATCTCGACGGATTTTGTTTTTCATGTCAAAACCATGTGAACTCAAAGACTGTCGAGACCTTTTATGGTGAAGATTTTGATGGAGGGGAATTCAATAACTTTGAAGAAGAGGTAGATGATATTGTGCTAGAAAAGCTTGAAGATATTTTACAGTTAGAGTGCCGTGGAGAACGGAAGCGTAAGCTAAAAATTCCAGTCAATGAAATGTACGGTGTACGTACAGAATTCGATACAACAGGCAAGGCAGTTAAACGGTACTATCCCGGCCATGTGGATGGCACCATCACAGGTTATAAAACCAGAGACCTCACTGTACCAAAGAAAGATAAAAGACACTTCTCCGCTATTGGTAGCATTAAAAACACTAATCAGTTATTTGGTCAGCACCTATACGCTAAGGGCGGTAAGTTTCTGATCATTGTTGGTGGTGAAGAAGATGCACTGGCAATGAAGCAAACGATGAAAGACAAAAACCCAAAGTTTGATACTCCGGTAGTCTCTCCACTAACAGGAGAACCTTCCCTTGATAGACAAATTAAAGAAAACTACGAGTGGGTGACTTCATTTGATTGTGTTATTCTAATGCTCGATGCAGATGAAGCTGGTAGGATTGCAATGGAAAAGGCAGCAAAGCTTCTAAAACCGGGGCAAGGCTTTATTGCAGACCTTGGTTTGATAAGCGGTCTCAAAGACCCTTGTGATTACGTCAAGGCAGGTCGGGAAAATGACCTGTACCAATGCTTCTGGAATGCCTACAACACAGGTAAGTACACACCAGCAGGCGTTGTAGGTAGCAGCCAGACATACGATGCACTGATGGAACGTGCGACTTGGGTTAAACTACCCCTTCCGGACTTTGCAAAACAACTCCAGCAAATGATGAATGGTGGCTTTGCTTTTGGTGAGATCATAAATATCGTAGCAGCAAGTTCTGTTGGTAAGACGACTGTTGTTAATGAGTTCCTATATCACTTCGTATTTAACTCAGAGCACAAGATTGGTGTCATCCCATTAGAAAGCGATATGGGTGAGTTGATTGAGAACCTTGTGAGTGTACACCTTGGAGTCAAGCTTGCCAACATGGATGATGAGGAAAAGATTGAACTATACAAAACCAAAGAGTTTAGAAAAGCTTACGATGAACTAACAAAACTTCCTAATGGAGAGGACAGGTTTATTATCCTAGACCATCAGGGCGATGTGTGTGACGAAGATCTTAAGAATAAGATTGAATACATGGTAAAAGCTACAGGATGCAGAGGGATTATCTTTGACCCACTAACACTGGCCTTAAGTGGCAAAGGAAACGAGGGGATGGATGAATTTATGTCATGGCTCTTGCGCTTTACTAAACGTGAACAAATTATTCACATCAACGTAGCTCATGTACGTAAGAGTGGTTCTGGATCTCAGGCTAATTCTACTGGTGCAGACATCCACGAAGAGGATATCAAAGGTTCAGGGTCTATTTTCCAAGTAGGTATGATCAACATCCTGCTAATGCGTGATAAGGAGCACACAGACCCTCGTGTAAGGAACACAACTAAGGTTGTTGTTAGTAAGGCCAGACGTACAGGTAACACAGGGCCAGCAGGCTTCTGGTACTACGATGGCACCAAGGCACGACTTGAGGTTGGATCAGATCCTGAAGGTGATTATACAGATGATGAACAAGATTTTGGAAGTCTTGGGGCATATACTCAAGATAATTTAGACGATAAGGCAGCGTACTGAGGTCGCTGTTTAATCCTAAAACAACTAGAAAAACTAGGAGTTATTATGGAGATAGTATTTGACATTGAGGCCACCGGCCTCTTAGACACTGGCAGCATAGAGTATAAGAAATATCCTTTTAAGTTGAAGCCAACATTTCAAGTTCATTGTATTGTTGCAAAAGACTTAAGCAACAAGGGTATGATATATAGCTTTACACCAGAAAACCTGTGGGATTTTCCCCACTTTTTTAAAAAAGCAACAAAGGTAGTTGGGCATAACATCATTGATTACGACTTGATGGTTGTTGAGTTGTTCTTTGGTCTTAAGTTTGATGTTGATCCTTTCACTATTGATGGCAAGGAAGTTGAAGTTTGTGACACACTTGTTCTCAGTAAGCTTCTAAATCCTGATCGCTCAGGTGGTCACGGTCTAGCGGCATGGGGCGAACGACTCTCTTTCTACAAGGATGACTTTGGCAAGCACACAGACTGGTCAGAGTATTCTGAGAGGATGCGGTCGTATTGTGTTCAAGACGTTCACCTAAACCACAAAGTCTATGCACATCTTATGCTGCAAGAGTGGCGTAACTGGAACTGGAAAGAGGCTTTCTGGTTAGAACAGACTTGCAGGCACTACATTACAGTGCAGAGTCACTTTGGATTTCAATTTGATTCTACCCTTGCTACATGGTGCGTTGGTGATCTGACACAGAAGATGGGAGATATCGAGAAAAAGATTGAACCACTACTGCCAAGTAAGAAAATGACCAAAGGATCTGCAAAGGAATTTACACCACCTAAGATACAGGTGAAAAAGAACGGTGATCTTTCAGCGCACATGCAGAACTTTGTTGCCAAGCATTCACTAGAGTGCAAGCAAGACGAGTACGGTGATTGGGTTTTAATTGGATATGGAAGGCGCTGGACCCTACCTATGGGTCAGGAGCCAATCTTCGATACAGAGCCTATGAAGCTTGCTGATCAGGATGCTATTAAGCAGTACCTAATGAGTCAAGGTTGGGAGCCAACAGCATGGAAAGAGAAAGACTTAACGATTAACACAAAGAAGCAGAAGCTTAGTGATGAAAAGTATCAGATAGCTGTTGATCGTTACATAGACCAGACAGTTAATGGTGAGTACTTTTCTGCGAGAATTGATCACCTTAAGATTAATGCAGGCGAGTTACGTAGAAAGCTTACGGATCATAATAGAAAAAGACCTTTGCGTGTCTTGTCTACACCTTCCTTTACTTCAGGGCAGGAGAAAAAGATCTGTAGCAATCTCGTAGCATTGGGTGCAAAGTTTGA